TTCTTGCGAATACTGCTGGTATATCTGGGACCGAGGCGGGCGGGTAAATCTGCCTCCTGGTTTGTCGCACCTGATAGCAGAGGGGCACAAGCTCAAGCTGAAAGCGGCGTGACCGGTCACAAGAAAGTCAAAAGAAAGGCTCCAGAAATGGGGCCTTTCGTCATTTAACGAATTAACGAAATGGTGATGCATGGGGGAAGTAACGGCCCTGGTCGATGCCTACCGGTGGAACATATCCAAGATGGCGGACGCCTTTGGCTTGCACCGCGACACGATACGACGACGCCTGATTGATGCTGGCGTGAAGCCGTGCGGCAAGAAGGGAAACGCTCCTATTTATCACCTCGCTGACGCCTCCCCCGCCATCTTCGCCAGTCAGTCCGTCCAGGTTTCAGAAGTGGTCAAGCCGGAAAGGCTGGGCCCAAAGGATCGAAAGGAATGGTTCCAATCCGAAAACGAGCGCCTGAAGTTCGAGAAGGAAGTGAGGCGGGTTATCCCCGAGGAGGAGCACAGGGAGGGGCTGGCCGAAACCCTCAAGGTGGTTTGCTCCTTCTTCGACTCCCTACCGGACAAGATGGAACGGACCCGCATGTTTACCCCTGAGCAGCTGGAGCAGCTGGAGGCCGTTAGCGACTCGATGCGCAACCAACTTTATTTTGAGCTGAAGGAGCTTGCCGACTGATGTACGCCAAAGCCTCAAGGGTGCGCCGAGATGTGATTGAGCTTGTTAGGGCTCCATCCCGCACCCCCTTGTCTGAGTCAGCAAAAGAGCTCCTTTATGTGGAGCAGTCCGGGGCCATGGTGCCCTGGGATGCCGCCCTGACCCCCTACATGATCGAGCCCATGGACACCCTGAAAAGTCGCCGCTATGACTCGGTGATATTCGTAGGGCCAGCCCGAACGGCAAAAACGGTCTCCCTGGTGGATGGCTGGGTGATGGATACGGTTGCCAGGGACCGGGCCGACATGCTGATCGTCCAGATCTCCGAGGACAAGGCCCGCGAGTACAGCAAAAAGCGATTACAGCGCTGCTTTGCCGCAAGCCCCCAGGTGCGGGCCGCCCTTTCGCCATATGGCCACGATAACAACGTACACGACATAAAGACCAGGGCGGGAAACTTCCTCAAGGTGGGGTGGCCTTCAAAGACCGTGTTTGCCTCCTCCGACTGGCGCCGGGTGGCCTTGACCGATTATGACCGGATGCCCCCAGACATTGGCGGCGAGGGGTCGGGGTTTATCCTTGCCGGCAAGCGAACCCAGACTTTCATGAGCTCCGGGATGGTGCTTGCCGAGAGCTCCCCAGGTTTTGAGATCACGGATCCCGGCTATCGACCGGCAACCAGACATGAGGCACCGCCAACCCTTGGCATCCTGAGCCTCTACAACCTGGGGGATCGGCGCCTGTTCATGTGGCAGTGCCCGGACTGCCGCGAGTGGTTCGAGCCTGGGTTTGAACTTCTTCAGTATGACAAGGAGGAAACGGACCCGGCCAGGGCATCCAAGCATGTTGTGATCGCCTGCCCACATTGTGGATCGGTATATGAGGAGGGCCAGCGAGTGAACGGCAAGCCGTTCAAGCTCCAGGCCAACGCTGGGGGCTTATGGCTGCCCGAGGGTTGCACCCTGGACCGGGCCGGCAGGATGCACGGGGAGCCCAGGCTGACCCGCACGGCCAGTTTTTGGCAGAAGGGGCCAACCGCCGCTTTTCAGACCTGGAATCAGCTTGTTTATAAATACGTTGCCGCCCTGAAGGTGTACGACTCAACCGGTGATTTCAAGGACCTGAAGGCAACGATCAACGTTGACCAGGGCAATGCATTCACCCCACCCCGAGCCACGGAAAGGAGCGCTGAAGGCTGGGCCTCCCGCCGTGCGGATCTGGGGGTCAAGGTGGTTCCGTCTTGGGTGCGTTTCCTGATCGCCACCATAGATGTGCAGGCCGGAAAAGAGCGCCGTTTTGAGGTGCAAGTGCAAGGTTTTGGCCCTGGTCTTGAGTCAGTGATTATTGATCGCTTCAAGATCGAGAAAAGCCGGCGCCAAGACCCAGAGAACCCCGAGAAATTCGTGAGGGTGAAACCCGGCGTTTACGACGAGGATTGGGATCTGATCACCGAGAAGGTGGTGAAAAAGGCATACCAAATTGATGATGGCTCGGGCCGCCTGATGCCCATCTTGCGCACGGTATGCGATAGCGCGGGCGAGGACGGCGTGACAGACAAAGCCTATGCGTATTTCCGCCGCCTTAAGCAAGAAGGCTTACACCGCCGATTTCGGCTTGTGAAGGGCTCCGGCAGGAAGGGCGCCCCAGTGATAGAGGAGCGTTTCCCAGATAACACAGGCCGCAGTGATCGCAAGGCCAAGGTCTGGGGCGATGTGCCGGTGATGTTCCTCAACTCCGACCGCCTGAAGGATATTGCCAGCGCCTCCTTGTTGAGGGATGAACCCGGCCCCCGCTATATCCATTTCCCGGATTGGTTGCCAGAGCGCTTTTTTGACGAGCTCAACGCCGAGGAGCGAGACGCGGCGGGGCACTGGGAAAAGGTGGCTGCGCGTAATGAATCTTTCGACCTGTTACACTATGCGTGGAGCGCCATCTATTGGCTGAAGGCCGACAAGATCACCGACTGGGACAATCCGCCGCTGTGGGCTGAAGCCATAGACAGCAACCCGGAAATTCTGGACGGATCCGCAGATTGTGAGGTGTTGGCCAAGCCAGCCAGACGGCGCAGACGGTCTAGTTAAAGGGGGGAGTTAGTGGCATTCACGCAAGAAGATATACAGAACCTAAACGAGGCCATTGCAACCGGCGAGCTGTCGGTTGTTGTCGATGGCCGCGAGATCACCTATCGCTCCATCAAGGAGCTGATGGAGGCAAAGCGCCATATTATCCATTGCCTTAGAAAGGGCTCCTCGCCGTTCGCCGGTTATCGTGTCCAGCTGGACAGGGGGATCCGATGACGCGGCAAAGCGTGATCCTGGGTCTTGATGGCAAATCCCTTGCCGTTGGTGGGCAGCCCTACGAGGGCGCCACGAGGACCCCGAGGGGGCATGGGTGGCAGGCCCCAGCCATAGGACCAAATCGCGCCCTAGCGGCTGCCGGCCCGGTTCTGCGCAATCGCTCACGGCAGGCGCACAGGAACAGCCCCTATTTGCGCTCCGCCATCGAGAAGGGTGTTACCGCTGAGGTGGGGAAAGGGGTTGTCCTGATCTCCACCTGCAAGGACCCGGACGTAAAAGAGGCACTAGATGCCCTGTGGAAGCAGCACCAACACTGCTTAGATCCCTGGGGGGATATGACTTTCGGCGCCATCCTTCAGCAACTGTCGAGGGCCCGTAAGACTGGCGGCGAGGTGTTCATTCGTCGCATTCCGACCACCATCAAGGCCGGCCCCCGCGTCCCGTTCGAGTTGGAGATCCTGGAGGCTGAGTTTTGCCCGATGGAGCTCAATAAGCGCCTGGCAGGGAACCGCCGTATCGTTCAAGGGGTGGAGCTCCTGGGCCGGAAAAAGGTTGCCTTTTGGTTCCACAAGCAACACCCAACCGATTTGGATTGGGGCACGGTGACGATCAACGATCTGGTGAGGGTTCCGGCCCGCGACGTTATCCACCATTACCAAGCTACGCGCCCCGGTCAGATCAGGGGTGAGCCAGGGACAAGCGCGGCCCTGTTGAAGGATCGGGAGTTTACCGAGTACAGCGACGCCGAATTGGTGAGGAAGAAAACCCGCAGCGCCTTTACTGGTTTCCTGTACCGGGAGAACTTCGCAGAGGACGATATGGAGTTCGACCCCCAAACGGGGAAGCCTCTTTATGAAGACGTTGCCGCGCCAGAGCAAAGCCAAGAGGTGGCCGTTGGGACCATCTTACGCGGGATGGCGGGTGAAAAACTCCAGCTGTTCGAGGGGGACAGTACCGGCGCCGGCTATGCGGATTTCATCAAGTCCCAAATGCAGCAACTGGCCGCCGCCCTGGATATACCCTATCCGGTTTTGACTGGGGATTGGTCGGGCCTGAGTGACCGCACGATCCGGGCAATCTTGAACGAGTACCGCCGAGGGGTGGCCAGCGATCAGCTCAACCTGTTGGGCTTCCAGGTGTGCCTTGGTGTGTGGCGCTGGTTCGTCGATTCGTGTGTATTGATGGGTCATATCTCTGCCCCGGATTTTGCCGACAACCCTTGGGCTTACTACGCCCTCGACATTCGCCCGGATGCATGGCGCCACCTGCACCCAGAGCAGGACATTAGATCCCGCGACATGGCGATCAAGAGCCTATACAGCAACCCAGAGCGCGAGGCGGCGGATTGCGGCGCGGACCTTGATGAGAACATGGCGGCTACCGCGAGGACCATCAAGAAATGGCGTAACATCTGCGCCGAGAATGATTTGAACCCTGACAATCTGCCAATGTTCGGGGGTTCTACCGGCGACAAGGAGACCGAAGAATGAAACAAGGGCTCGCCCTGCGATACCTGACAACCAAAGCCTGGGCCCTCGACGGCGCCCACCTTCAGGCCATGGGGGAGATTTCAGCCCGTGACCTGGATAACCTGGACATGTCAGCTCTTGGCTTTCCTGCGCCTTCAGCCCTGGCGACTCGCCCAGGGCAGAAGGCCCAAGCGGGGTATGAGGTGCGGGACGGTGTGGCCGTCATTTCCGCCATTGGGGTTATCTCTCGATACGCCGGGATGTTCGAGGCCATTTGCGGGGGAACATCGACCCAGACACTGGCTTGTCAGATTCAAGCCGCGCTCGATGATTACACCATTCGTGGAATCGTCTTGGTTGTAGATAGTCCGGGCGGCGAGGCCAACGGGATCCACGAGCTGGCCGAGCTGATTTACTCCGCAAGGGGCAAAAAGAAAATTGTTGGCTATACGGGCGGAATGGCCGCCTCGGCTGGTTACTGGGTCCTGTCAGCCTGCGAGGAGGTGGTGATCGATGCCACGGCCACGGCTGGGTCAATCGGGACGGTTCAGACAATGCGGATCCGCAAGGCATCCAAAGATGAGCCATTCGAGACGATTGAAATGGTGTCCAGCCAGTCCCCGCTGAAGCGAATGGACCCCAAGGGCAAGGAGGGCCGGGAGGCCTACCAGGAAAGCCTTGATCAACTCGCCGAGGTGTTCGTGACCAGGGTTGCCGCCTATCGAGGCGTGACCCGTGACGCGGTTGTAAATGACTTTGGCCAGGGCTGGGTTTTGATGGGTGAGCATGCAGTAAAGGCGGGCATGGCAGACAAACTTGGCTCCCTGGAGTCTGTGATTAACGATTTAAAGAAAGGACGAAATAAAGCAATGAGTAACACCCCAGCCGCCAGCGCTGCCACCATTGAACAAGCCATTTCCCTGTCTGCCGGCATGACCGTTTCTGATGCCGTGGCGTCCCTGGCTGAAGTCGCTCCCGAGGTGGTCGCCGCCCTGGTGGCCGAGAATGTGGAGATCGGCGCGGCCCTGCCGGATCAGGCGACCATGGCCACCGCTGATGTGGTGTCCTTTATCACTGAGGCTCGCCCGGATGTGATGGACGCGATCAAGGCATCCATGGCGCCCCCGGTGCCGGCAATGGCCATTGCGCACGCCGCCGATATTGTCCAAAAGGCCGCCGCCGCTGGGATCCCGGCCCTTGCGGCGGACCTGCTGAAGGAAGGGAAAACCCTTGCCGCCGCCGAATCAGCTATCGCGTTCGCTTCCACGCTCCGTGTTAAACTCGCCGCCGTTGGGATGGATGGCGCCATCGGTGCCTTGATGGCTGTTGCTGACAAGCCCGCCGATCTGGTTGCCGTGGCAATCCAGGAGGCCCAGGCCCAGGCGTCCGGTGAGGCTCATATCAACAGCGAGCAGCAGAGCAAAAATTCGGCCAACTGCGACCACCTGGACCCGTCCACTATCTACGCCAACCGATAACCAGTAACCCAGGCCCTGCCCCGTTCGGCGGGGCCATTTCCAGGAGTGACAAATGAGCGTACAGGCCGCAATGGAGTCTGAAAAATTCGGTATCAAAAACCTGACCGCATCGATCAACAAAACCAAGGTCCCCAAGTGTCGGCTGGCTGAGCTGGGTGTGTTTTCAGAGAAAGGCGTCACCACTACCCATGTGGACGTTGAGCACAAGGCGGGCAAGCTCCAGATCGTGACCGACAAAGAGCGGGGCGAGGAGGGCGACAAGGCCGAGCGCGGCGACCGCGATGTAATTACCGTGCGCGCCGTTCACCTGCCGCTCGTTGGTGAGATCGTGGCTGATGATCTGCAGGGCGTCCGAGCGTTCGGCCAGGAGTACGCCAACGACGACGGCGGCGAGCGTTTCCAGGAGGTGATCGACGAGCACTTTACCGATAAGCGCTTGTCCCTGGATATTACTATCGAGAGCCTGCGCTTTGGTGCCCTCAAGGGCAAGGTGATCGGCAAGTCTGGCCGCACCCTGGTTGACTTCTTCAAGGAGTTTGGCCTGAACGAGGCGGACGCCCAGCATGAGATCGATTTCTCCGCTCCCAAGGGGGTCCGTAACCAGATCGCCGAGGTGCTGCGCAAATCCAAGGAGAACCAGGACGGTGTGCCCGCTCGCCGTTATCGTGGCTTTGCCTCTCCCGAGTTCATGGACAAGCTGATGGAAGATCCGAGCTTTGTTAAGGCTTACGAGCGTTTCCAAGATGGCAAAGCCTTGCGCGAGGATGTGCGCGGCGGCATCGACTGGGACGGCATCTTGTGGGAGGAGCACAACGAGAAAATGCCAGATGGCACTCGCTATGTTTCCGAGGGCACCGCCCTGGTGTTCCCAGAGGATAATCGCGGCTTGTTCCTGACCCGCTTTGCCCCGGCGAACTACAACGAGACCGTTAACACTGTCGGCCTCCCGTATTACGCCCGGGTCGAGCCCAAGAAGTTCAACAAGGGCCTCGACACTGAAAGCCAGTCCAACCCGATCAACATCTGCACCAGCCCCCTGGCTGTGCGTCAGTTGTCGATCAAAGGGATGGTGGCCTCCGAGTCTAAAGCCAGCAAGTAATGGTCGATCCGTTCCTCAAGGCCACCCGCCGAACCATTCGGCGGGTAGGCCGGCACCAGTCGGTGCTTGCCATTACTGAAATGGGGGAGGAGCGAAAACTAGGGGCCGTCTTTGTCAATCCTGAGTCTGTGGGCTATGTCCGTCAGTCTGGGAAGGGCTCGGGCGGCCCCTCTTTTCGTTCTACGGCCAAGAGGTTGCGGGCCTTAACCGAGGAGGTCCACGACATAACAAACGAGTGGGTGATTGTGGTGAACGGGGGCCGCTACTTCCCAGCAGATTGGGAGGCGGACGGCGAGGGGTCAACCCTGATTTTCCTGGCCACCTCCCAAGAACTGGAGGAGGGGGATCCCGATGGCTGGCGGTAATTTCGAGCTGCTGTTTGACCGGGCCGCGCTCCAGGGGCTGATCGCTACCCTGGAGGCTACCGGGTCGGAAGTGACAAAGGCGGCCAATCGTGCCGCCGAGCGGACCATGAGGAGTGTTAGATCCGGGGTTGCTAAGGAGGTGGCCAAAGCTCACGGGATCCCGGTCAAGATGCTCACGAACCGAATAACTCTGAAGTCATACAAGGGCGAGGACCCGGTTTGGATTCTGTTTGTCGGGATTAACAGGATGCCGGTCGATGTGGCAGACCCCAACGTGAAGCAGACCGAGGCGGGCCTAAGCCACAAGGGCGGCATGGTCAAAGGTGGTTTTTACCAAGACGTTTTCCACCATGGCCGCAAAGGCTGGATCCGCAAGAAGCGGGCCCGAGAGCTTGGCCTTAAGCTCCCCGGCCTGGATGGCCCCGGCTCCGGCGTTAATATTGATGGCCGCTTTCCTGTTATTCGCATTTCCCACGACTTGGCCACTATCACAACCCCCATTTTCAGGCGTTACCAGAAGATCGCCACCCGCACTTTTGAGGCTCGTTTTGAGCATGAGCTGAAGCACATCAAAGGGATGACATGATCACCGATTTTACCGAGCTAAACCGGCTGATGGCCGACACACTCAAGAAGGCAATTCCCCGCCTAAAGACCGTCGATGTGATGCCGGATGAACTGGCCGACTCCATGCAAACGCCGGCTGTATTTATCGACCTGGAGAGCTTCGAGCCGGGCAAGCGTCTAAGCGGTGGCCGGAATGCGCACGAGTGCGCGTTTGCGGCCTATTGCGTACTTTCCACCCGAACCAAGAATCACGAGGCCCAGATTAAGAACATGGCCGCCGCCGTGGCCGGCAAGGTTCACGGGCAACGGTGGTCCCTGTCTGATGCCGTAGCCCTGCCCTCCCGTATCGCCGCCATGCCTGGGATCTTCAAAGAGGATGCCCACGGCCTCGCCTGCTGGGTGGTCACTTGGGATCAGACCGTTTACCTGGGCGAGGAGTGGGCCCCCGATGATGAGCTTGGGGATGGGTTTTGGCTGAAGGGCTGCCACGACCACCCACACCGCCTGGAGGATTTCCCTAAGTGAGCGTAATGGAGCGCCTGGAGCGCCTGGAGCGGGCTTTGGAGCAAATGGTGGTCAGGGGCACAGTTGAGCAGGTGGATCACCATAACTACCGCGTGAGGGTGCGCTATGGCCCGGATTCGGTGAGCGACTGGATCGAGTGGAAGCCGTCCCGTTCTGGTCAGGTAACTATCTGGTCGCCTCCCCAGGTGGGCGAGGGGGTGACGGTGATCAGCAATGGCGACGTGAACCAGGGCGAGGCGTTTATCGGGTCCTATCATAACGCCATGCCGGCCCCTGCCAGTGATCCAGATTCAACCGTGATGCAATGGCCAGATGGGACGGTGATCACTTACAACATGGCCACGCACAAGTTATCCGTTGTCGTTGCCGGCGATGTGGATGCAGACATAACGGGGAGCGTGAATATCAAGGCGACCGGCGCCGCCAAGGTTGAATCCGGGGCATCGGTGAGCGTGAAGGCCAAGGGCCCCGCCAAAATTGAATCCGCCGCCACCTGTGAAATTGTGGCAGCCAAGGCCGTAATCCTTAAGGGTGCGGGTGTCACGATGGACGGCGGGGGCGGTGGTACTATCGGCAGCGATGGCGGCAAGGTATCCCTTTGCGGGGGTGGCTCCGGGGTTGTGACGGGCGCGCACATCTGCGCCTATACCGGCAAGCCACACGGCGACTGTTCGAGCAAGGTGTTTGCCGCAAAATAACGAAATGAGGAAATAACGAAATGACGACCATTGCCGTGATGTGTCGGGATACTGGAAAGGAGTTAAACGGGATGGAGTCGCTACGCCAGCGGCTCACGGATTGCCTGAGCTTCCAAACTGGGACGCTCGTTGGTCGCCGTCTATATGGGGCCGATCTCCTCTCAATCCTGGATAGGAACATGACCCCAGGATTTCCGATGGATGTGTTTGTGCGGGTGGCCGCTGCTGTGGCCGAACCAGAGAACGGCTTACCCGATTTCAGGCTTGATCAGGTGGGCATAACCTCCGCTGGCCCCAACTGGCTGGAGCTCCAGGTGGTGGGAACCTGGGTTCCATCGGGCGAGCCGACAACTATTGAGGGGGTTAGGATTGGCTAAGGTAGATTTGCGGCTGCTGCCGCCGCTGAGTGCAGTAAAACAGATGACCTATGGCGCGATCCAGGAGGAGATGGCCAAGGTGGGCAGCCTGGACCAGATGACGCCATCGGATCCGGCGTTTCGGACCATGCTTGCCGGCGCGTACCGGGAGCAGATGTTACGCCAGGATGCAGATGATCAGGTGAGGGCCGTCATGCTGGCCACCGCCCACGGGACCGACCTAGATCACATCGGTGTCACTTACTACCGTATGAGCGACGGGAATCCTGTTTCTCGCCTGGAGGGGGAGGGTGACGAGGCTTATCGCCAGCGCCTGCACGAGTCCCCCAGCGGCTTATCTGTTGCCGGCCCAAAGCCCGCCTATGAGTTCCACGCCAAGAGCGCGCATCCGAACATGAAACAAGCGTTATGCACCTCCCCCGCCCCGGTGTGCATAACCATGTATATGCTGGGTTATGCCGGTAACGGGACGGTCACAAGGGCACAGTGCGATATTGTCGAGGCGTACCTTTGGAACCGGCGCCCCTTAACTGACAAGGTTAAGGTGGAGTCGGCGGTGGTTATCGAGTACAGCGTGAAAGCTGTTTTGCTCCAGGGGAGAAACCCCGATCCTGACTCGGTGATGAAGCGAGCCCAGGAAAACGCCACCGCTTATGTGGCCATGATGCACAAGTTTAAAGGGAAAATTACCGCCTCCGCATTACACGCCGTGTTGATGGTTGCGGGGGTTGAGGAAGTGAATCTGATAGAATGGTCAGACGTGGTTTGCGCCCCCACTGAGGCCCCATATTGCACAGGTATCGCGCTTGAGTTTGGGGGCTGGACAGATGGCGAGTAATGACCCCAATTGGGTAATGCCCCCCCTGCTGCCCCGTTCAAGCTCCGTGCTGGAATGGGAGTTAGATAAGGCCCTTTCCCACATCGAGAGCGTGGAGATCCCCATATCTACCCTGTGGGATCCCTGGCGCTGTCCAGAGGTTGCCTTGCCCTATCTGGCGTGGGCCATGAATACGGACACCTGGGACCACTCATGGTCTGAGAAGGTGAAGCGCCAAGTCATTGCGGGCGCGCTGGACTTGCACAGAGGAAAGGGCACCAGGGCATCTGTAGAGCAGGCCTTGGAGTCGTTAGACGTAAAGTGTGACCTGCGGGAATGGTTTGAGCCCGGTGGCGAAGATCTGGAGCCTGGTATGTTCCTGGTCACTGCTTTTGTGTCTGTTGATTACACAAAGGGTGTAGATTCGGCGATCACTAGGCATATCCGGGAGGCCGTTGATGCCGCCCGCCCGTACTCCCGCCCCTTCCTGCTGAGTGTGCAAGGGATGCTGAGGGCTGAGTTTGGCGTTTATGCCGCCCTGAGAATGACCGCCGTCACGGTTCTTAAGTTCGAGACATGAGGAAAAGCATTTGAGCGATAACGTTGTTGAAGCCCAGGCCCTGCGCCCTGTGGTGACAGATAAGGGCCTGGAAAAGGCCCTTGATGCTGCGACCCTCGGCAAGCCCGCCAAGGTTACGCATATCGGTATATCCAACATCGCAGGCACCACAACCAGCGCACAAACCACCCTGCCGGGTGAGCTGTACCGGATGGAGGTTGCAGACGGCAAGAAGGTAAGCGCACACCAGATCAACATATCCGGCCTGATCGATGACACCCGCCCCAGCGCGGACATTTACGGGATCGGCTTCTACCTGGAAGATGCGACCCTGTTTGCCGTCTACCACCAGAAAACCCCATTGCTGAACCATACGGCAGGGACAACCCTTCTTGTGGCCATGGATCTGGTTATGGGCAACATCCCGGCCGATTCCGTGACCGTGGAGAGCACGGGGGCAGATCTGGCCCTGGGGGCTTTCGTTCCCATCGAGCGCAAGGTGAACGGCAAGGAACTTCGCCAGGACATTACGATCACCCTGGCCGAGCTCAAGGGGGTCCCCCTCGTCCGCAAGGTGAACAACAAGGCGCTAGACAAGGACATAACCCTGACGCCGGATGACATTGGCGCCCTGGATCGCAAGAAGGGCGGCAAGGTTGAGGCCCCTTTGACGGTTTCTGGTCAATTGCAGGTGCATTCTGTAGATGGGTATGGCGCCAGGATCTCCGCGTCTGACGGCTTGCTGTATTTCCAGGGTGGCAAGATGGATCAGGCCGCCGCAGATCAAAAGATGGTCCTTGGTGGCTGGACGGGCAAGCCCCTTTCTTTCCTCCGTTTCCAGATGGCTGAGGGGGCGAATCCGGTTGTGCGGGTGGGGGCTTCAGATTATGGCCTGCTTCATGATGGAAATAACCCTTACAAGGGTTGTGGCTTGGGTGAGCAACAGGCCTTTACTGTGACCGATCTCAACTCCGACCCGCTGACCTGGAACGGCGGCAAGATGGGTTATTTTCGGGCTATCTCGACCACAACCAGCAAGCCGGATGACCAAGCCGGGACTGGCCTTTTGTTCCGGTATCAGACCGGTGAATCGTCCATCGTCAATCTCATTTTCATCGCCCATTCTGGGATCATGTATCGCCGCCGCTGGTCCGGGTCAACCTGGAATAGCTGGACAAAGAGCTATGACACCGGCAACAAGCCGACCCTGGCCGAGCTTGGCGCGGCACCTGCTGGCTTTGGCTTGGGTGGTATGGGGGTTCGCGCTCCGAGCGATAACCTGGATCTAATCACGGCCAGCGGCTTTTATGCCGCCTATGGCGAGACGATTAACGGCCCATATGACAAAGGCCCGTCAGGGTCCCAGGTTATGCACACCCAATGGGGCGGCGATTCTGGCGCCTCTCAGATGTTTTTCAGTTACACCCAGGACCGGATTTTCTGGCGCCGGAAGTATGTGGGCGTTTGGGGTCAGTGGAGCGAAATCTATCACACCAACCACAAGCCGACGCCGGCTGATATTGGGGCTTTTCCATCCATCGGCGGCGAGGTCACAGGCGATGTTAAGGCCCGTCGATTTGAGGCGGCCCAGGCATCAAGCCCATTCTTGACTGGGAAAGACCCCGTCCACTTGCAGAGGGCGGCAATCTCTGCGGAAAGCGGCCTTGCCATGCTGTGGAAAAAGAATGATGACATTGCGGGCAAGTCTAACGAGTTCATCGGCATTGACCACTCTAGCAACCTGCTATTCCGTCAGGACGCCGGCACAGGTGATAAAAAATACCGTGATTTAAAGGTCTTTCATGCTGGTTTCCCCCCTTCGCCTAATGAGGTCGGTTCATTGGCTGGCTCCAGCAAGGTTTCCGCCTTGCGCGCAGGAAAGGGGTGGCAGGGCTTGGCCCGCGTGAAGATCCCGCAAGATGCATCAACAATCAAGTTCACCATTACAGGCGGTGCCGGTTTCAACGTTGGCTCGTGGGACCAGTGCGATGTAACGGAAGTTATTTGCCGGTCTGGCAACAACAACCCCAAGGGGATCAACGTTGTGGCCTATCAACGCGGCGGCTTCTCCCCGGCGGTTACAAATGTTGCCTGGAAGAATGAGACCGGCGACGAGTACACGATCTGGGTTGAAACATCGGCTTACGCCAATATGGGGGTTTTAGTCGAGGCTGTAACCGCTGGGGCAACCCTGGTGGGATGGAGCACTGGCGCACCAGGGGCGACCAAGCCAGCCGGGGTAACGGATGGCTTGGTGATCAAAGCCTACAACACCAAATTCTTGCCGACCCCGGCAGATGTTGGCGCCCTGCCGACTGGTTCTTACAAGCCCCGTTCTGATTCCCTTGGGAATGCCGAGCGCACCATTGCCACCGTGGGAACTGGTGACATGGACACCCGTCCAGCGGGAGATTATGGCTTGTTCAACGGCTCCACGGTCGCAAACTCGCCATTCAAGGCGTATTTCTATTGCGAGACAAAGAGCATTTACAGCAATCAGGCTCTGCTACAGACAGCCTATCCCTATGATGATGCGGGCGGCGTGTATCACCGCAATTACTCCCAGAACACCAAAGCATGGACGCCGTGGCGCTTGGTGTATACCAGCAAAAACAAGCCAACTCCGGCCGACATTGAGGCGGCAGTGAGCAGGGTGGTGGGTTCTGTTGATGTATCAACGCTCACAGAGGCCGGTTTCTATAACGTTTCGGCCCCCTCTCCGAGCTGGCCTTACCCCACCGCTGGCGGCGGCCTTCTGGTAATGAATCACGGAAGTTTCGTGACCCAAATTGCCTCTAGTGGTGGAACTGGTCAGCTGAAAGTGAGGCAAAAGACGGGTACCGTATGGAAGCCTTGGGTTGACATCTACACCGCTGATTTTAAGCCGACCCCGGCAGACATTGGGGCTTACACGAGAGCAGAGGTCGATTCGCGTTTGGTATCCAAGGCGATAGGCCATGCCAAGCCGCTGGGCACTGAGGATCTTGACACTCTCCAAACTCCTGGCGTGTATGCCCAGTCAGCCAATGCCAACGCCTCGGCGGCGAGGCATTACCCGGAAAACGTCGCGGGCTCCCTGGTGGTTTACCAAGCCGCTGGCGTGATCCAGGAATATCGGTCTTATAACAGCTCCAGAATCTGGACCCGAGCAAAATATGCCGATGGAGCGTGGACTGCCTGGGCGCGTGAGTACAACTCACTGAACAGACCGACAGCCGCCGATGTGGGCCTTGGGAGCGTGGTTAACAAGGGCTGGAACTATGGCCCAGTGGGTGACACTTACGCTGTAAGGGACGCGGCGGGAGATCTACAGGTGCGGCTGCTCCGGGCAACATATCAGGATCAGGCTGATTTTAGTGGGGCTATTGCATTCCGCATTAACAGCTCGACGGATAATTACACCCGCTATTGCAACAATCCCGCCGCCGTTCGGGCTTGGCTTGGCGCGGCGCCGGCCACTCACACCCACACAGCCGCACAGGGCAACGCCGATATTGTAGCCGGCGGCTGGGGGCAGGTGGGCACTTACGCTTTAGCCTCTAACATTTCAGGGGTAACAAAGAATATTGGCCAAACAGTTGCGGGGTCTACTCTTGTGCCAGCGTCAGCGGGGGATCGCCACCAAGACGGCGCAACTCTGCCAGGAACATGGAAATGCCTTGGTTTATCTTGGGGTTCTGGCGGTAACTTTGACGCGCGAATTACGCTTTGGCTTCGCGTCTCGTAACGAAATAACGAAATAAGGAATTAATGAAATAATGAAAATTGAAGTAATCAAAGCTCACTCCCCCCGCTGGGGCAACCACGAGCAAACCGCGATCAACATGATGGCCACTTTTTCCCACTTGCCGGGTCAGGACCTGCCATTTACCGCCCATCATGATGATGTCGAGCTCCATGGCCGTGAGCTCTTTGTGCGGGCCAAGTTCGGCGAGTATGGCGAGGTTGCCCCCTATGACGGCCCCACCCAGATCGAGATGGAGCAGAAGGCATTTGCAGAGCGCAAGGAAACCGAGTTGAGGCGCACTGAATCGGCCATAGCGCGATTGCAGCGCCTGGACCGCCTGGATGTGCTGACCGAGGCCGAAGCAACCGAACTAGAGGCCCTGGAGCGTCACAGCGTGGAGGTTATGAGGACCAAGCACGGCAGGATCCCGCATTTCGCTTTCGCGTCTTGATTCAACGATTGGTGTAATATTCGAGGGCTCGCCACTATGGCGGGCCCTTTTCGTAACTGAGGCAATGACATGAATAAGTGTTTTGTTGTCCTGGCCGTGGCCTTATCCCTGACCGGCTGCGCGGTCCCGGCTGACATGAAAAACGACCAACAAGAGGAGCGCCAAGCCCTCCGAAACTTCCACCTCGCCGAGCGGGAAGCCTACCGGGCGACCCAGGCGGCAAGCTTGGTGCGCGGCGTCAGTGTGGCGGCCACCGCAAACAAACAACTGGCCGATTCTGAGCTGAAGAAAGCCGCCGACAACCTGGCCAACGCCCTGGCAGAGTAAGGATAAAAAATGAGCAAAACCAAATCAGCACTGGGCGTCTCCCGGGCCCTCGCATCCAGTGATTTTTTGCATGGCGTGGAACACTTTTGGCTTGAGGATTCGACCCGGCCAATCGAGGTCATGGCGGCCTCCGTGGTCGGCATTGTCGGCCCGTCTGAAGATGCCGACGCTGAGATATACCCCCTTAACAAGGCCGTTCTGATCAATAGTGACAAGCAGGTTGCAAAGGCGGGTGTTGGCCCCTTGGGTTCGGCCCTCCGTGACATCTACCGCCAGAAAGGCGCCTTGTGCGTTGTTGTTCGCACACCCAGCGAGGCAATCCCAGGCTCCGCTCAAGATCCAATCGTGGGCGAGGTGGACGGGGAGGGCAACGCCTCCGGCCTTCAGGCTCTGCTTGCTGCTGAATCCTCAACGGGGGTTCGTCCAACCATCTTGATGGTTGCCTCCGCTGGCGATAGCGATCTTGAAACCCACACGCCAGCCCTTGAGGCAGTAGCAAACAAGCTCCACGCGATCCCGGTTATCGGCATGTCCAAGGGGGGGCCAACTGCAGCTATGGCCGAGGCTGAAAAACACGACGGGACTTTGGTTGTGTATGGCGAATGCTACTTTGGCAAGGATGCGACCGGCGCCCCGCTTTATCGTCCGTTCCTGCCGACTGCTGTTGGCCACATCATGCGGGTTGATGCCGAGGAGGGTTATTGGAACTCCCCCAGCTCCCGCAAGATCCTGGGCCTGTCCGGGATGCGGGTGCCAGTAGATCACGCCCTCGGATCTTCCACCTCGACCGCCAACTTGCTGAACGCTGCCAACGTGTGTTGTGTGGTGGGTCAAAAGGGCGGGTTCTACTTCTACGGCAACCGCCTGACCGGTCCTAAATCCATGGTGATCCCGCACCAGCGGATCCGCTACATCGTGGGCCTCTCCATCATGGAGTCTCACCAGGAGCTTGTGGACCGCAACGTTACGGCTAACTACGTGGAGGGCGTGAAGGGGCGAGTAAACAACCTGCTTCGCCGCATGGTCTTGCGTGAGGTGATCAGCGGCGGTGAATGCTGGGTAGATCAGGAGCTCAATCAATCCATGATCGGCACTAATCAGGTGGTATGGGATTACGATCTCGGGTTCTACGATGTGGCCGAACGCTGCACCTTCCGCCAGCACGTTAACCGCTCATACAACGAGGCGATTTTCGCTTAACCAATCTAGGGGGCTTGGTTGCCCCCACCACCTGGAGACTAAATAGATGGCTGCAAAGCTCCCCCACGTCCTGGTTGATATGAATGCATTCCTGCGGGATGAATCCTACGCCGGGTTGATCAACAAAATGACTCTCCCCAAGATCATTGTTAAAACGGCTGAAAAGGCCATGTCTGGTGTTGCCGGCGCCGTTGAGCGCTCACTCGGTCGCCTGGAAAAGATGGAGTCCGAGGTGACGATTGAGGCGTTTCACCCAACGGTTATCGGCCTCCCTGGCTCCAACGCCTCGCGTGACGAGCTGATCATTGTGCGCGGCGCCCTTGATGTTGACGGCGGCGTGGTCCCCCTGGTGGTGCGCTTCTCCGGCTTGTGGAAGGATCTCGACCTGGGAGAAATCAACCCAGAGAAAGAAGTTGAGGTTAAATCTAACGTCGCCATCGAGCATTTCGAGCTAGAGGTTGATGGCCGCGAGCTGATCTATGTGGACAAGCTCACCAATGTCTGGCGCATGAATGGCCGCGACATGACCAAGGACATTCGCGCCGCACTGGGCCAGTAACGTGCAGCGGTTAAACGCGGCGTGTAATATGGAGGGGTGGCGCTAGGCCACTCCTTTTGTTTTTGTAGAGGTGACAATGAAAACCGTAGAGCTGCCAACCCCCATCAAGATCGGCGAGACTGACGTTGCCGAATTTTCCATTCGTGAGCCACGTTCTGGCGAGCTGCGCGGCCTTGAAGTGGCCTCGATTCTGCGCATGGATTACAACACCCACCGCACCTTGATCCCCCGTATCTGCCCCCAGCTGACCGCCAACGTAATGGACCAGCTGAGCCCTAAAAATCTCCTGGCCGTGCAAACTGAGGTTGTCGGTTTTTTCGTGGACTGACGGCATACCCTGAGAACGTTATGGAGATCGAGGCCGATCTATTCATGATTTTTCAGGGGTGGGATGCAGGGACGACCGCCAGCATGGGGATCCCTGAGTTGATGCAGTGGCACAAGATCGCTATCGAGCGCCACACAAGCCAGGAAGGGGGCTAGGCCGCAAGGCTTGGCCCTTTGTTTTTGGGGGTAGATGTTGAAAGAGAATAAGCGCCTTAGCTTCATCCTGGAAATGGTGGACAAGGTGACCGCACCATCCCAGAAGGTAAAGGGCTCCATGCAGGAGCTCGGCAAGAGCGCCCAGGGAGCGCGCCGGGATGTTTCAGCCCTGGGCAAGCAGGCCGATGATCTGCGCAGCATGGCCATGATGCAAAAGAGCCTCAAGGCGTCCCAGGTGCAGGGCGAGATCCTGACCGAGCGAGTAACCACCCTTCGGACCGCCCAGGCGGCAACGACCAAGCAGACCCAACAACTGTCAGATAAGGCCGCGTCCTTGCGGGTGGCCATGCAGTCAGTAGAGAAGCCGACCAAGGCAATGCGCGAGGAGGTGAAGCAGGCCGAACGGGCATACCGTGACAGCGTAAAGGCATCGTCCGCCCAGCGGGCCGAGCTCAAGTTAGCCGAGCAGGCCGCCAAGGGCCACGAGAAAGCCACCCTGAAGCAGCAAGACGCGCTGCGCCAGCTCGATGAGAAGTTGCGCCGGTCAGGGGTGGACACCCGAAACCTTAGCGAAGCCATGGCCCAGAACCGCACCAAAACGTCCCAGGCCACGGCAGAGCTAAACAGGCACAGCGAGGCGCTGGACAAGGCCAAGAATCGCCAGGAGGCGTTAACAAGGGCCAAGGCGCGGCATGATAAGGCGGTTGCAGCCTCCGCCAAGATGGCGACTTATGGCACTGCTATGGTTGCCGGCGGTGCTGCTGTGGCCGGTGGCGTTTATGCTGCCGGGTCGCCATATCGGGATTTTGACAAGCGAATGTCCGCCGTCCAGGCGACTGGCGCGATGAGCTCGGACACCAAGGCACAGCTTGCCAAGGCCGCCCGTGACGCTGCCAAGGTTTCATCGTTCGGGGCCTCTGATGCCGCAATGGCTCAAAACTTCCTGGCCATGGCAGGCTTTACCCCTGACCAGATCATGGCATCGATCACCGATGTTCTGAACCTCGCAGCCTCTACAGATACAGATCTAGCTGCAACGGCAGACATTGGATCCAATATTCTGTCTGGTTTCGGCCTTCAGGCTGACAAGATGCTGAGTGTTGCCGATCTGCTGACCAAGACCACAACGAGCTCCAACGTGGATCTTCGGATGCTGGGCGAAACCATGAAGTATGTTGCCCCGGTGGCCAAGGCAGCCGGCCAAGACATTGAATCAGTGGCCGCAATGTCTGGCCTTCTGGGGAATGTGGGTATCCAGGGCTCCCAGGCGGGCACGGCGTTACGTGGTGCGCTCCTGCGCCTCTCCGGCCCCACCAAGGAGGCACAGAAAGAGTTTACCGCCCTGGGGGTTGCAACCAAGGACGCGGCGGGCAACGTCCGGGCGCTTCCTGATGTGCTGGCCGACATTGCCAGGGCCACGGACAAGATGGGCACAGGGGATCGGCTGGCCACCCTCAAGACCATGTTTGGCGAAGAAGCCGCGGCCTCCCTGGCTGAGCTCCTGGACAAGGCCGGCGCTGGCGAAATTGACCGATACACGGCCAAGCTGAGAGCGTCCCAGGGTGCGGCGGCAGCGGCAGCGGCAGCGCGTCTAAACAACCTGGACGGCGAGATAAACCAATTCGGCTCGATGCTGGAGGAGGTGCAACTGAAGTTCGGCGAATCCTTCGATTCCATGTATCGGGGGATCGTCCGGTTTGCCACTAAGGGGCTGGCCGCGCTTGATGAGTGGATGGCCGCTAACCCTAAGATGGTGAAAGCCATCGGGCTTGTAACGACCGCGTTTGGCCTCCTCCTGTCGGCCTCCGGCGCCTTGCTGATCGGCCTGGGGGGCTTGTGGCTGATGTTCGCAAAGATGCGCCTTGTCATGTTCCTGGCGTCCTGGGCTTGCAAGGGCCTTGCCTCCTCCCTAATGGGGTTCATCAAGACCCTGACCATGGCCGCCGTCTCGGTGGTGGTGATGATTGCCCGAATGGCCGCCTGGGTGGTGGTGCAAACCCTATCCCTGGCCCGAACAGTGGCCATGACCGCCGCCATGGTGCTGTGGCGCTCCGCTCTGCTTTCCGGTGCCGCCGTCATGGCCACCATAACCGCCGCACAGTGGGCTTGGAATGTCGCCCTTTCTGCCAACCCCATTGGGGCCATCATCGCCGCCGTGGTCGCCCTGGTGGCTGCCGGGGTGTGGTTGTGGAACAACTGGGACACCGTGACGGCAAAGTTTGCCGAGGGGTGGGCCGGTATTCAGGCTCTCTTGGCCATGGATCCCATGGATGCCCTGAGAACTCTATGGGCCCCGGTATCTGAATTTTTCGCCTCCCTATGGGATAGCGTGGCCACAAGCATGATGGCGAAGGTTGAGGAGATGATCGGATCGATCATGGCAATCCCTGACCGTCTCAAGCAGGCCATGGCCGGTGGTTGGGAGAAGGTGAAGGGGGCGGGCAACTGGGCCCTTGGCGGTTTCGGCCAGCTTGACCAGGAAACGCAGGAGGCCATCAAGGAGGCGCCCAAGGCTCCGGCCACGCCGGCAGCCTCGCCGGCTCCGGCGCAGCCTGTAAAGGCCGCGCAGCTCAGGCCGCGAACAGAGGTGATCACCCATGCCCCGGTGCTGCAAAACAATATCCAGGTTCACGGCTCAAACCTGACCGCCCAGGATGTTGAGGCAGCCGCCACCCGCTCCGGGCGCGCCCTCCTCGAGGAGTACAACCGCAATCTCGCCAAGCAACAACGCGGAAGGATGTATGACTAATGATTTCTGAGTTTGCCGACAACTTTATGAGGGGGCTAAAAGCCTCCTCTAATGCGTATCAGGGCCCATCTGTAATGATGGATTTAGGCGGCCTCCGGTTTGGCATATCAACGCAGGAATACGAGGAAATCAGGACCTCTATGAGCTGGCGCTGGGCCGAAAAGCAGCGATACCTCCGCACCTCGGCCTTGCAGTTCCAGGGCATTAACACGGTCACAAAAACCCTGTCGATCACCGTTATCGCAGAGACAAGCCACGACCTGGAGTTTCTGCCGGTGGTCCAGGCTATGGGGGATGATGGGGTGCCTTATCGCCTGGTTGCCGGCGCCGCTCGTCCCGTGGGTGGCGTGACCACCATTTCGGGGGGCTCTGATCTTGGGCTGTGGTGTATCACCGACCTGGATATTACCGAGTCCGAAATGATGCGGGACGGAACGGCGATGCTTTACAAAGCGAGCTTGACCATTAAGAGCTACGGGGAGGACAGGGCTTGAGTAACGCCACTCTAACGATGGTCTACACCACAAAACAGGGCGATATGCTGGACGCAATTGTGGATGAACATTACAACCGGGATCCCCAGGCCCTGGCCCTGGTGCTAAATGCAAACCCAGGGCTCGCCAAGCTGGCCGTGAGGCTGCCGATGGATCTTGAAATCACCCTGCCGCCCCTGCCAGTGAGGCAGCGGCAAACAATCACGATCTGGGGATAACGAAATGAAGAAAGCGCGCTTTCGTGTAGAGGTTAAGGGGGTCGATATGACCCGCCTTATTGCGGATCGATTCTTGGGTATGACTATCTCGGACAACTCCGGCGAGCAGTCGGACCGCTTCGCCATTACGATGGACAATCGGGACGACCTGATCACGTTTCCCAGGACTGGCGTCAAAGTGGGGATCTGGATCGGCAACGAGGGGGAGCCACTAACCGATAAGGGGCTCTATACCCTCGACGAGATCAGCGAAGATCTAAACACAGGGGAGATCGAGATCAGCGGAAATTCGGCGGATATGACGGGACCAATTCGGACCCCTAAAACCAGAACCTGGGAGGCGCCATTGACCCTGGGGCAGCTGCTGGAGAAGGTGGGCAAGGAATGCGGTTACACCTGCCGGGTTCATCCCAAGTTGATGGGGATCCCAATCGGCCATCAAAATCAAAGGGCTGAATCGGATCTGAACCTTATAACTAGATCCGTGCGGGCTCGCGGTGGTATGGTGAAGGTTGCCAATGGGATGATCGTCGCCACTCCAAAGAGTAGCGGGGAGAATGCCGCAGGGACACAGATCCCGCTATTCGTTATCTCTGACCCCTCGGAAAGCTCCGGGCGCGTGACCATCCAGGAGCGCGGGAGTTATGGGGCCGTCCAGTGCTCATACTTCGATGAAGGCAAGCAACAGGTTGTGAACCTCGTTGTTAAGTCGGGCGAGGGTCAAACGCTGGTGCTGAAGGGGCAGGAGAAAACGAAAGAGGCGGCCCAGGCACGAGCCGAGGCAAGGCTAGGGGAGCAGGAGAGGGGGCGGGCCGAAATGAGCCTTACAAGGCCCCTGACACCCGAGATAATCGCCCCCGCCAAGGTCCAGATTGTGGGCCACCGGCAATCGGCAAATGGGGTCTGGTTTGTGGAAACTGTCGATCACGAAATTGGCAAAGATAGGGCCGCATCTTCAGTGCTGCGGCTGAGTACCAAGGAGCACGAGGCGAGCAAAAAGGGGTAGACTTACACTCCCCGTTGATAGATACTCGCCCCCGATCCAGAAAGGACACATAAAAGGAAAGGGCCCATGAGTGCGAATCATGAGCCCTTACGAAGTGAGGCCCCGATCATCATCAAAGCACCCCCAAGCAGTGCGATGATAGCCGCCTTGCTTCCATTTGACAAATGCAAGTTACTTGGAAGGCAAAATGACCCAGGTCACGAAGAAGAATGCCGGCCGCCCACGCGGTCTCGGCAAGGCGAACCCTAGCCACGTCCCAGGATCAGGTAATGGCATCGGCCATGATCCATCCGCCCCTGATTTCTCGATGGCTCGCACCGCCTTGGATGCGGCCACCCTCCCCGCCATACTCCGAGAAATGGCTGAAAACCTGTTCAGCTATTACCGTGATCCCGAATCCCTCCTTGCCCTGGCCACCCTAAACGGCAGGACTAACCGTGATGGCAAGATGCGCCGCAACCGTAGCGAAGGCCGCGAGGCTGAAGTGAAGGCCGGGATCTCCATTCTGCTATGTATGGATCTAACCTCGTTGATTGTTGGCATTCCCACCAAGTCTGGCCACATCCATCGGACATGCCGGGAACTGGCACGAAAGGTGGGCATGGTCGATCACAAGGGCCACCCACATAAGCGGTTCCAACGGGCGTTTCACCGTTTCCAGGATGCCGGATATATCACCATGCACCGGGTCGCCGCTAAAGGTGACGGCGGGCGCATTATCCAGACCAGCGCAATCAAGAATGTGAGCGCTGATTTCCTAACTATCCTGCTGGGCGGCTCTAAGCGTGATCGTGAGCGCCTGGAAGCGGCCCGCAGCCGCCATTATGTTCACCAAAAGCCAAAGTTCGAGCTAACCGAGGCCGAGCGCCGAGAGGTGGAGCGGGCGAACCTTCAGGCCAGGATGGCCAAAGAGGCCCAAGACCGTAAGGCGGCGCGTGAGGCCTCAGCGTATCGGGCAGCAAACCCAGAGGCCCCCATTGTGCTAACTCCCCAGGAGAAGGCCGCAGCCCACGCCGCAGCCCGCCAAGCCTACCAAGCCCACCTGCTGAACTCTGGGGAGGGCTTCGCCAGCATTCATACCAAGCTCAAGGCGTTCCCCTCCCTGGAGAAGTGGGAGCCTAGTTTCACGCCCCCGCAGTAGACGCGCCCAGGCGCCACCATACGGATACAAGCCCCCGGCCCTAGCGCTGGGGCTTTGTCGTGGTCCAGATCCGGCAAATGGCCACTGAGGTGGCCAGGATCGCCCTTTCATCATGCTTGGCGCCGGCCAGATCCCCCGCGCCCCATCCCGCCGCGTACAAAAGATCCACAAAGAGAGTTGAATGGAGCTGTGCATAAGTGCGCGCCGGCAACCGCTAAGTGTCCAGGCTGCCACCCTTAAGCGTCCATGATTCTCAATTAAGTAAGACCAATTTATTCTGCTTTACTTATTCTGTTCTAAAGATTCAGTTAGTCGCTAACGCTCCTGGAGAATGCCCGCCCTTGCACCTTCGCTACGCTCAGGGCCGGTTCGGTCGGTCGCTTCGCTCCAACTACCAAAACCCGGTCGCTATCGCTCCCAACGATGACCGCCCTTGCAGGCTCGCAAGCTCGCCGCCGGTTCGGTGGCGGGAAGCCGGCAAGGCCGCCGCATAACTGGCGCTCTAGGCGCTCTTTTGTCTCCGACACTCAGCAAAGGCTGATGCGCCTCCCTGGAGTGGATTTAAAGACGGCTTAGCAAGGAAGGGGGCGCGCTGTGCTTGTGATGCACACTAGCAAGCCCCAGGGCTGCACCTGGAGCGGCCAAAACACAAAGACAAGCAAACACAAGGCCAGGGGCTCCGACTCAACCCGCGCCCTTACAGCGGCTTACATCGGCAAGGCAGATCGAGAGGCTGGAGGGTTAGGTGGTTTGTCTGTAGGGGCCGCAGGCCGAACGATGGGTTATAGGCGTTCCGGCAAATCGGCGAGCTACACCGCGCTTAGAGTGTTCTGGCCCATCTGCCGTGGGTCTGGGTTCGGGTGGTGCGAGAGGCGCACCAGTGGCTGCCCTGTGGCCGCTCGCGCCTTGTTGCGGCCCCTGGCCAGCGCGCCCACCTCCTGGTTGTTCGGCCCATTGTTATTCATGCATGTAATGATTAGCTTGGTCTGTGCGCTCGCATGTGCTCTAATCATGCATGTAATGATTAGCGACAAGATGAGAGGCGCCGCATGATGAGGATTTCCAAGACCCAGGCCGATGTGTTGTTTCTGCTGTATGCCTTCGAGCAAAAGGGGGTTCAAGGCCCAATCCCCCGCGCCGACATGCTGAAAATGATTAACAAACAACGAGATAGCGACGTTGCTCGCTCCAATTTTCGCGTCGGATGTGAGATAATGGCCGCCAATGGGTTGATAACCCATTACCGCGACCGGTCGCAAAAGCTGGCCTGTAAGTTGACTGATTTTGGAAGGGAGAGGGCGGGGGTTATCTATGGTGAAAGGACAAAAGAGGGACATCAAGGACAAGGCCCCGCATGACGGGGTGCGCCGGCTTGAGGCTTGTTTCGGCCCTGCCGTGGTCATGGGAGATAACTGTGACCGGACACACAAGCCGAGCGTCCGAGCTACGTTTGCCGGCGCCGCCCTTGAGTTCATTTACACCACGCCATCAGCCGGCGTTACGTTCATCGTTTCCCGCGATGTGATGGACTTTATCCCAATGGAGAAATTGCGCCCCCGTGGGTTCGTTGATGGCTTGGCCATTCGTGAGGGTGATAGCGAGCAAATGCGGGTTTTCAAAGTGCCGCCTCGCGCCGTTGCGGAATACCTGGAGGTTATTGTGTCCGGGGTTGAGGATGGCCGGAAACCGCGCCCCAGGACGCACCCTGACATGATCCCCCCTCGGGTTCTGGATGATCCCAACCTGTTTTTCCCCGAGCACGTACACATCAAGCACCTGGACGACTTCCCGCCATTCGCGGTGGCTGGGCCTGTTACCGTTGTGAGCTTCGGCCATGGAAACCCGGACGTTGTATTTTCGCAGGAGGGGACGTTTACCGCCGCCCCTTGGGCCGGCAAGTATTCCAATCTGTCCGGGGTGGCCATGGGGACCAAGGAGGGCAAGAGCCTGGTTCCTGAGATCCCGGGATCATCTGTTTGGGTTCGGGGTGACATGGACGCCGAGCCGCGCCGGTTCGACGGCATCCATTATCAGTATTGGCCCTATGCCCATAGCCTGCTAACAAGCTATATCGTGCTGTTGGATCTTGAGCACAGGCCGAGCGAAATGGCCGAGGCTCGATTCAAGGCCCGAGCGAAAGAAAAGAAGAATTGACGAATTAACGCATTCGTTATTAAGGGGGCTTGCGCCCCCTTTGTTTTTTCCCGCCCTCCCCCTCTCCCCTCGCTCGCTCCCTGGCCTTCTCCCTGGCTCGCCTTGAGTGTATCAAAAATAATGTCTCAAAAAGTAATTTACACGGTCAGTGTAAGTCGATAGGATGTGCCTCAGAAGTTAGCCACAACCACTTACGGGATAAATATCATGTCGGATGCAATCACCAAGGCAAAAGAGATCGCAAAAAAGGCGGGCGTTAAGGGCTTTCGCAAGCTCCGCCTGAAGGCGGTAAAGCACATCATTGGCCGCCAGGGTGCCTGGCTGGCGCCTGCTGTAGCTAACAAGCTGATCGATGATCTGCTGGCCCTTGGCTTTGGCATCCGCATGATGGATACCCTTCGGGCCCTGGCCGCAAAGGGCAATTTGGATATGGTCACTATCGAGGGCTTTGGTCGAGTTCCAGAGGTCGAGGAAATCCCGGTAAAGCTGGACGCCAAGGCCATGACTGAGGCCCCCGCAATGCGTGAGGTTGAGGCGTTCGGACTGAACCCGCAGATCGTTACTGAAACCCTGTCCCGCGTGTCCCGCGCTATGCGTGAGGATGGCCTGACCCCGGCCGACATTACCGGGGAGGTGCTGGCCGCCTACATGGAAGCGGACCGCAAGACACAAGAGCGCCTGTTTATGGACTACATGACCAACCCGCGCACTCGAAAGGGCGTACAGGGCGCCATTCTCGATATCTTGGAGGCTCGCCAGTGACCACCATAACCAACGACATTAACACCACAAGGGAGGCTCTGAGGGGCCTTGTCGTGAGCGGCTGCGACCCGGTGGTTATTGGGTTCGGCAAGGGGTTCATCGGAAACGCCGCCACGGGGTTCACTTTTGACCCGGCAGGGGCTGATCGGTATGAGTCACGGGAGGCCGCTGATTCCGCTGCCCTCGGCTTGCGTGAGAGTTACACGGTTGGTGTAAATTGCCGCTCCCCCTTCCGGGTGATTCCTCTCAAGATGGCGCTATCTCACCGCCTCCTGGAGCTTCACGAAGCCATGGAGCTATTCCAATGATCGGTTATCTCAGGGGGGCGGCCATGGTGGCCGCCGTCACAACTGGCGGATTTATCGGCGGTGTCGTCGTCACTTACGCGGTCTGTTATGCCGGTCATTTAATTGTTTCATAAATCGTGTATCAAAAATGCTTTACACGTTTCGTGTAAGTGTTTATTCTCCGTCTCAGAAACAGCGAATCATAACCAGGGTATCAATCATGCAAACCTTCTCCCCCGAGTACATTCAAGCCGAATCCCAAGCCGCCGCCGAGGTGCTGGCCGTCCTGGCTCACTACGGGTTCACCAGCGCAGGCGCCTATGTCACCGCCAAGCACAGCGACAATAACGCCGCCATCCGCGAGCTGCTGGCAAAGGCTTACGCCGCCGTCCGCGAGGTGGAGAGCTCCACCAGGAAGAATCTGCCCCGCGTTGGTCAGTTGGTCACTAATCTGTATGCCCGCAGCTCCAAGGCTGCCCTGGCTGAAATGGTGGAGCGTGTGATTGCCGCCCTGGCTGATTTTGTTCAGGAGGAGCCGGCGCCGGCCCTGGACAAGGTGGAGTCCCTGCTGAAGGCTGAGGGCGTTGATTTTATGGATGAAGCTAAAGCCGTCGCCTCCCTGGCTCAGACCGTGCTCCCAACTAAGCTGACCGCCATCTATCGGGAGGAGCTGGCCAAGCGTAGAGCCAAGGCCGCCGCTTCCGCGCTGGCTGAACACCTCCCCGCCATCGAGGCGCGGATCGCCCTTTTGGAGGGGTACATTGCCAATGGCTCCAGCCTTCACAAGGGCGAGCTGGTTTTGTCTCACGAAAGCGCCCCGATTGCCTATCGCGCCCGAGTGCAGGGCGGCACCCTGATCAGTCATCCGGTCGATGTGCTGTCAGCCCCGCAATGTGGCAGTGAGGGAATGGCCCTGAAGGTTGCGAACCAGCGGGGGCATGGTGTGGCACCAAAGCCCCGGATAGATGTGGTGAAGCTTCAGCTTGAGGGCAACAAGGAGACTCAGGCCAGGATCAAGGAGTGCCTGGAGTGTTAAAGGCCGGCAAGGTGTACCGCAGGGGGCAATTCCTTTACAAGCTGGATTGGCGCCGCCGTGTTCTGTCCAAATCTTCCACCTCTATGACCTGGAACCGGTCGCCGCTGACGGCGGCGACCCTGGAGGAGTTGTTGAGGGAGGGGGTTGTTGTTGAGTGTGTATAGGCAAGGGGGGTTCGAGTTCGTCCGCGAGCACGGCTATGTGTATCGGGTGATTTTTGGGGGTCGCCGTGTCGTGCTGTGCGAGGGCGGTCACTTGCAAGTTGGATCGGCATTGATGGCGAGGGATGAGCGGGAAATGGTGGCCAGGGTCGGCAGGTGGTTAGAGCAATATCGATCCCGAATTGATGCGGGCACCAAAGCACCGAGACGCGGCAAGTAACAGGCTACTATCTGTAATCAAAAATGATTACAAAAGAGCTTGCCAGTGTAATCAAAAATGATTACATTAGGCCTATCGCAACGAACAAGGGAGGTGCGGTGAAGCAAAGCGAGTTCCGGCGTTGGCTGGAGTCTCAAGGGGTAGAGGTCAGGCAGGGCACCAACCACCTGAAACTCTACTTTCAGGGGCGACAATCAACGATGCCGAGACACCCCGGAAAAGAGATCGGGGAGTCGCTGAGGAAAGCAATTCTAAAGCAGCTCGGCATGAAATAACCCGCCCGCCCCAGCTGGGGCGGGATACTCGCAGCGAACCGCAAATGACTATGAATTATCCGGTAACTATTGAACGTGACGGCGAAACCTGGATGGTTAGCTTTCCTGATGTGCCCGAGGCGCTGACTTGCGGGGATACCCGAGAGGAGGCATTGCGCGAGGCCCTGGATGCCCTGGTGACGAGCTTTGAGTTCTATTTTGAGGGGTTGCGCCCGGTCCCCATGCCGTCCGCCCCTGAAGATGGCCAGGACGTTGTAACGGTGCCCCACAGCTTGTGGGCAAAAGTCTTGCTGCTCAATGCCATGTGTGAATCGAGCGTCAGCCAGACAGAGCTTGGTAAGCGTCTAGGCATCCCGCGCCAGAACGTACAGCGTCTAACTGATCTCCACCATGCAACCAAGATTGATCAGCTGGCCGCCGCCGTTAAGGTGCTCGGCCATCGCCTCGAACTGGTGATCCGATAAGGGGGCCCCGGCCCCCTTATTTTGGGAATCCGCCCGAAAACCTCCCTTTGTGAGACGCCCCTTTTGTAGTCTCAAAAAAGCAGTCTCAAAGCGTTGTTGTTGTCTCATAACTGTGTTGCAATAGTATCTGTTTCTAAAACCACAATTCAAAACCAAGAAGCCCGCCAACCATAAGGCGGGATGATCGTCAAGTTAAATTACACGAACCGTGTTTGTTTATCACGGATAGGAGAAAATAGTGCTCGCCCCCGTTCATGCAGTCCCCACAAAGTGGGTTGAAATCCTGGCTCTGAAAACTGCCCTACTTAAGAAGGCATCCAGGATCGCAAAAGATAACTGTTCGCTACCTTCTCAGAAGTCCAGGGGCGCAGTCCTTCTTGTTCGGGACTCTACCGGCAAGGCCCTTCTAGGGGCTCACGAATACGGGTTTCCAGCGAGCGCGGCTTGTTGGAAGGGGATGATCAAGAAGGTTAAAGAGGTTCACCCCACGGCCCACTCCCTCCACCTGCAGATGGCTGTGAACAGCTCAAAGGGGAATCGGGATTTTAGGGTCGGCACCTTCAAGGAATGGACCGGCAGCGCCGAGGCGCCTGTTTATTACTACGACGACCAGCGAGCCGCCTAGACCTCCACGGGGTGAGTTATGGGGGCGAATGTGGGACCATGTGGCCCGGCCCGGGATCTGGGCCACTAAGGCGCCCCCGAGGATGTGAAACCCGATCACAAGAGCGGGCAGCCGGCCAGCCGGTGAGGCCCGGATCGTCAATGGCGTTAGAGGTAGCAGGAAATGATTTTTGGATATGCGCGAGTCAGTACCAGTCAGCAAGACCACGCCTTGCAATTGGACGCCTTGAAGGCGGCAGGGGTTGACGAGGTTATTACGGACACCATGACGGGCACCAAGACGGACCGCCCCGGCCTTGATCGTCTGCTGGACAAGGCGCGAGAGGGTGATACCGTTGTTGTTTGGCGCCTGGACCGGCTGGCGCGCTCTATGACAAATCTTCTCGCCCTGGTGGATACCCTCCAGCGGCGCGGCGTTCACCTCCGCTCATTGCACGAGGAGATCAACACATCCACCGCAAATGGCCGCCTCCTCCTCCAGTTCTTCGGGATGATGGCTGAGTTTGAGGCCTCATTGTTGAAGGAGCGCACCATTGCCGGCCTCGCCGCCGCCAAAGAACAAGGCCGGGTCGGTGGGAGGCCAAAGGTTATGAGCGATGAACAGATCGCTATGGCCAGCTCGCTGATCGCTGCTGGACACAACAAAACAAACGTCGCCAAACAGCTCGGGGTGAGCCGTGCGACCCTTTACCGCAACCTGGGCGACAGCTAGAGGAGTGAAAGTGATGGTTAGCGATTCTGACGAGTGGGACGGCCTCGATCCTGATCGGGCTTATTGGGAGGCTATGCCCCCAGAAACGCCGGGGGAGCCATCCCCGGCAGACTGCCTAGCGCAGGAGCTTTTAGAGGCTCGGGCTGACATAAAGCTGGATGGCTATGGCCGCCGCGATGATGGGGATTATTCTGATGGCGTCCTGGCCGGCAGGCTCCACGCGACAGATTGCGCGCTCCGCCTCGTTCTGAAAAACCTGGAGCTATCGCCACGGAAGCGATACATCGTCGAAAACGTGCTGAGTAAAGACGCCCAGGCGTAAAGGGAAGGCCCCAGCGGGTTGATTTCTCGCCCCCCATGTTTCCGCACTAGCCCCCAGGCTCCGGCCTTGGGGCTTTTCTGTTTCTGGCCTCCCTGCAATAAATTACACTCAAAGTGTAAATTAACGCTTGCGTCAAATCGTCAAAGCGTTAATATTTGACCCGTCAAGTCAATCAGCTGAGGTCAAGCCATGCCGCATGTTTCCGAGTTCCGAGCTAAGACAGAAACCCAGGCGGGGGGAGCCGGCGTGAAAGTATGCCCGTACATCGAGCACCTGGAGAAGCGCAGGGAGGCCCAAGCATCAAAGGGCCGACCAACTGCCGTCCGGGCGATTGCTCCAACCGGCGATGTGTATGAGTACCCATCTATCGCGGCCTGTGTTGCCGATGGTGGGTTCTGTTATGCCCAGGTTCGCCACGCATTGCGGGGGCGGGTGAAGCGCCACGTTGGGTGGAGGTTTGAGGCGTTGACACCGCTTAGGGCCACCCCTCATGAATCTGGCCACTACCCCAGGACCATGAAGGTGATCGAGCTCAGAAATCGGGGGCTGACCAATGACGAGATCGCCGCAGCCCTGGGGATGGCCAAGCCGTGCGTGGCTCGCCATGCATCATATGGAGTCAGCGCCGGTCTGTGTATGACTTACCACCAAACCCGCCGCAAGCTGGAGGGGGGTATAACCGCCCGTCAGTGGCGAGCCATTAACAAGGCGGCCAGGGCTGGGGTGTTGCTTTACCGCAACGTTTAGCCGTGCCTAGCGATTACACAATATGTTTGTTTATTGCCCATGCCGTGTGGGCTTAATTCCAGGTGGTCACTACCTGGGAGAATAACGCTTGCGTTAAATGCTCAAAGCGTTAAATTGTTTCAACGTCGAAATCAAAGAGGATAACCACATGCCAGCTAAGCTCGCCATCGTCGCCCAGAAGGGCGGCCCTGGGAAATCCACAATCACCCGCGCCCTGGGTGTGGCTTATTCATCTGCCGGCTTCAAAACGCATCTTGTGGATCTGGATGCCGGCCAAACTTCAACGGCCAAGTGGTTTGAACGACGCTCTTTGGCCGCAGCTGAGCTAGGCAGGCCCGAGCTGATCGACAATCTCACTTGTTCCTGGGCCCGCACTCTCGCCACCGCCGAGGCTGCTATCCCGGCCTCTGCTGAAATTGTTGTCTACGACGGTGCCCCCCATGCCACCCAGCAAACGGTATCCCTGGCACAGTCGGCGAACCTGGTGGTTATCCCAACCGGAATTTCTGTTGACGATCTGACGCCCGCGATCACGCTTGCCCTGGACCTTCAGAACAACCACGGCATTCAGCCGGCCACCATCGCCATGGTGTTAAACAGGGTCGGCGACTCTGATAAAGAGCTCGAAGAAGTGGCCGCTTTGATTCGTGAACATCTGCCGGATATTCACGTAATCGCCGCCTCGATCCCCGAGCGCAAGGCGTACAGATCAGCCCAAGATTCTGGCTTTGCGATCCAGGAGGTCACCTATCCATCACTCAAGCAACGCGCCACATCGGTTGTGGAAGCCCTGGGGGAACTGCTATGAAGGCACCGAAAAACTTACAAATTGCTGTGGCTGCGCAAACAGGCGCCACCTCTCGCCCCGAACCCTCAACCCTGGGAAATGTTGAGTCTGGGGCCCTTGTCCCCCTTAACTTCCGGGTCAGCTCGGAGTTTCGCCGCGAGCTCAAGACTTACGCCGCGACCAAAGACAAGGCCATGGTGGACATACTGGCCGCCGCAATCCGTCAATACATCCAGGACAACCCCTGATAAGCACCTCCCAGCGCCCCCTTGCCGCTTGTGGTGGGCGGGAGCTGTAGTGATCGGGCCCTTCGGGGCCTTTTTCGTATCCACGCCCCCCTCCCCCTCCTCGGTTATCATGGCTGCTCATTTAAACGGAGCGTGTAACATGAGGTTCAACAAGTATTTCCAGGTTGCTGAAATGGCTTGCAAGTGCGGGTGTGGATTTGGCACTAAGCCGGGGGACATTGACGAGCGCGTGGTTTGGATTGCCACTTGTGCCCGGATCCACTTCGCCGCCCCCGTGACGATCACCAGCGCTTGCCGGTGCCCGAGCCACAACGCAAAGGTGGGAGGGGCTAAGGCATCCAGGCATCAGCCGCAAGGGGCCCTGAATGGCGCCTCAAGCGCACTAGACATAAAGGTTAAAGGGGTGGCGCCTGCTCAGGTGCAGGCTTTCTTAGATGAGCTTTTGGCGGGCCGCTTCGGGGTGGGGTATGGGGAGACATTTACCCATGTGGACACTCGGGACACCCCGGCACGGTTCGACTACTGATCGTGTGATCGTGAATAAAAAAAGGGGCCCTGCGTGGGCCCCTTTTTTTATTGGCGTTTCATATGGCGTTCAACTGCAGGTTCGCCGGCCCCAATCTTGGCAACGGTCACAACTTCATCCCCCGCTTCTTTGAATCCCATCAGCCAAGTGCCTGGGACTTTGAAAAATACGCTCATAGCTTCCAATGCATCTAGATCCGGCGTTCTGATCCCCTGCTCCCAGTTGCTGATCTGCGCCAGCTTGAGGCCGGTGTTTTCTGCCAGTTCCTTGAGAGTCAGGCCCAAGGTGTGGCGCAAGTGACGAATGCGTTTGCCGATGATTTCTTTTCTTGCTTGGGTGGTCATTTGTGGTCACTCCTTGATGTGATCAATTCGTGTGCAATTTACTCTAAGCGTTTATCTTGTCAACACCATTTTTAATCTATCCACTCTAAGTGGAATAAAGTTATACAAACCGTTGAATTTTAAGCCTAATCGTGTAATTATTCGTTCCGTTGAAATGAAACCGGGAGCGTGCTTTGACCCTCTTTGAGTGGATAGAAGAAAGCGGCGGGGTTGCCCAGACCGCCAAGATAATGAAGGAGTCACCTAGAACCGTGGCGAGCTGGTATTACTCCGAGAAGATCCCCAAGCCCCAAGCAGCCGTTCGCCTGATAAGGGCTAGCCGGGGCGCCCTGGACTTTAACCGCATATATGCGCCCCTATTTGCTGAGCTGGCGAGCCGGGAAGCAAAGAGGCTTACAAGGTAAGGATGTGAGGAAATAACGAAATGACGAAAGCGCCAATCATTGCCCTTTGTGGTTCATCGGTTGCCGACCGCGCCGCCGCGACTGAGGCCCTGGCCTCCCTGCTGCCGGCTCACGTTGATTTGACCATTCCCAAAAGTGTCCGGGTTCCATGGGGGAGGGAGGAGCGACTAGCCGCCGTTCTGGCTAGCGCCGACCGGATGACCCCCATTCTGATCAGCATCGCTTGCCTTGAGGAGGCCGATGTTGTGGAGAGCCTGGGCGGCGAGGTGGTACACGTCCAGGGGCTGCCATCGGACGATATACCCATTGAGCGGCATCACCTGATGATGACCCTTGCCGAGGAGCGGGGCCGGTACACCAACCCGGTAAATACCCTAATCAAGATTCTGGGGAGGGCGGCATGAGTAGTTTTGCAGGCGCCAGCACCATCATGTGCCGCAAGGTCCGATTCCAGCGCTTCCTTGCTGTATCCGCCCAGCGGCGGGTGAGGAATGAAACTGAGGCTCTGGCGGCACTAAAGGCCATCGTTGGCTTCGTGTCCAGGGCTGAGCTCGTCCCAGGCTCCGAGATGGGGCGCCGCTGGGAGTCGCTGATTCAATCTTTCAACGCATGGAACAAAGGGAGACCCCTTGCATGATCATTTCACCTCGCACCCTAAAGGCCCTGACTGAGGCAATGGAGGCCCACGCCCGGTGGTGTCATTCTGGGAATGCGCAGCCCCAGACCAAAGGGGTAATGGCCCGCTTGATGGAGACTCGCGGCCATTTCAGCCTTGCCACTGGTCGCCGTCATGGCCCCATCAACTCCCTGGAGGAAAGGGTGGAGAGCGCCATGATGAAGCTGGCCATCCAGGATCTGGCTTCCGCTGATGTGGTTCGCCTGGAGTACGGCGCCGGCTGGATGAATGTATTAAAGCGCCGCCAGCTGGTCCCCCATCGTTTTTGCTACGTCGAGAGCACCCAGGCTACCCGCGCCGCCGTCCTTGGCGTGTCCGAGAGAACCTATAGGAACAGGCTCCGGGTCGGTCAAGCCTTCATTCTTGAGGCAATCACGGCATGATCAGAGAAAGCGCCCTGACCACCCTCGCGGGTCTTTTGTTGGTCGGAGATTCCACGATTCGTGTAGAGCGCTTGGATTTGTGGGGGGAACTGGAGTTCTACGGCGACGCCTCCCGCTCATTCCATGAGTCGTGGGATCCCCAGCCTCGCCCCGGTGAAACCCTGCTATTCCGTGGCATCGGTGAGGAGGGATTGCCAATTGCCGTCTTTGTCTCCCGCAACTGAGCAGACCCCTATCACTGAGACGGCTATCAAGAAGCACAGAACAGGAGGCGCCCGCCAGCTGAGTGAGGGCGCCTTTCTATTCAGGTACTCATTGAAAGACCGCACCAGGGGATCCTTTCACCTCCGGCACTACCAGGAAGGCCGGGAAAGGTGGGAGCTGATCGCCAGATACCCAGATGTTACCCCTAAGCAAGCCAAGGCCATGTTCCACACCATGAAAACAAATTTGTACGCAAACCCCACCACTTCCGCCGCTATCTCCCGCTTTGCGACCGTTGCTGATTTGGCCGCCTGGTTCGTTGACCGGGCATCAAAAAATCCGTCTGTTGGTGCCAGCCGGCGCGCCGTCATTTCATCGGTAATGACCGGCCATGTGGTCCCCCGCCTCGGTCATTTACAGATAGAGACATTTGACCGAATCCAGTTAGATGAGCTCCTGATCCAGCCTCTAAAGGTGGCCTATGCCGGCTCTTATGTTCGGGTCATGTTTACCACCCTAAAGCAAGCATTCAAGGCCGCCGAGGCGCTGGGCCTCCTCCTGGTAAATCCCACCGCCTCCTGGCTGTTCAAGGACTTTGGCCATACCAATTACCAGGGCAAGAAAGCCGCCGTCCCCACCTCCTCGACCGCTGCACTCATTCAAAGCCTGCCGCCTACTGGTCGCGGCCAGATGATGATCAGGATCATGATGATGTTTGGGACCCGCCTACATGAAACCCTTTCGTTACGCTGGTCCTGGATTGATGCGGGCACCAAGACCCTGACCATTCCAGCCCGATACACAAAGACCAGGGAAGCCCTAACCCTGCCGCTGTCTGATCAAGCCCTCGCCCTGTTCAATACCTGGAAGGGGCAAGCCTTGAAGCGTTCCGCCCTGCTGTTCCCTGGCCGTGGCAAGGGCGGCTCAACCCTCGACCCCTCACTTGCTCATAAGGAGATAAAGGCCATATCGGGCGGCAGCTGGTCGGCCCACGACATACGCAAGCTGATGCGCTCAATCCTTGCTGATCTGGGGGTGGAATGGATGACCGCCGAACGGCTCATAAACCACAAGCTAAAGGGCCTTGATGCCGTATACATTCACAGCCAAATCGAGGCGTCGAAACGGCAAGCTATCGCCGACTATCACCGCCACCTTGAGGCCCTGGATTTCTTCCGCTGAGAATCCGAGACAGTAACGAGATCCACATACCCACCGATTTCCAGGAGACGCCAGCAAAGCCGCCAGCCCCAGGCCAGCAACTCCATTCACACTAGAGGAGTAGAGAGTGAGCGCGCCGGCCAGCCCATCGAGCACGGCGCCGGCCCCGGTCATTGTGCAAGGAGTGGTGGCTAAGTTGATGAAACTAAAGGGGAATGCTGGGCCCTGGCATCGAGGCCGGCCAGGAAGGCGGGGGACCCTGGAGAATCTGGTGGGGACCACGGGCGGCGAGGCCCCGGGGCTCGACAATTTTTTGTGATTTCTTAGGTTCGGCAGCAAAACCTGTAAGGGGGCGTTTTTGATGCATCCCTACCGGGTCCCTTTTCAGGTTTGGCGCGCCTCTCGGGCCGGTGGCGTGACTGCCGAAATTCTCCGGCAAGCTGCCGCTGATCTTGGTCGCCGCGCTCGAATCGCAGCATGAATGGATTCGACCAACCCCCCTTTCCTGTTCGGCAGTCTCCCGCCTCCTGGCCTGGGAATTTTGGCCTCGGTTCAATGTGCGTTCAGCTGATGATTGATTGGTCGAAACCGCTTGATAGTTTTCCACTCCGCGTGTAATGTCACTCGCGGTCAAATGTGACCGGTCACGGGATAAAAAAAATGATCAATTTCATCAAACAAAACGCCATGGGTCTAGTGCTGGTGATCACACTTGCGGCGTCTAGTGTCGCTGCTGTGCTTAGTGATTGCGCCAAGGTCGAGGCTATCGACCGGCTAACAACCGAACTTGCCACCCTTAATCGACTGATGGAGTGTTAATCATGCATGTAATGAATAAGCTAACCAGCTATGACAAGGAACTGATTCAGCTATACCTTGAGGAGCGTTATCAGGATTTCGCGGCCCATCTTGAGAGCCAGACTTGCAACGCAATGAGCACTGATGATGCTGATCGTATCCTTGAGGCCCTGGAGCAGGAGGCGCAACTTTGATTTCCCGCATAAATGACACTATCGGCGCCCTTGTCCTTGCCGTCCTGGCGCTCTGCTTGGTGTCGCTGTCGATGATTGTTGCTTTCCTGTCCCCTGATTATTCCCTTCGTATCCTGGAGCGCCTGGGGGAGTCACTGGGTAAATGATGAAAACGGCCACGGGTGCCACTGACCGCAAGAAGGCGCAAAGGAAAAGGGATAAGGATCTAGGTATTAAGCGAATCGAGATCAGGCTGAGTGCTGCCGCTATGGAGCGCTTGGAACAGTCCGCCGCAATTCGTGGCGGGGTGACTGGTCCCTATGAGCTGCCAGAATATGTGGAATTGCTTATCACCCAGGACGCCGACCGTTTAGCCCTCCACATTGAGCAACTGAGCAAGGCCCCCTGCGGGAAGTGCGGGAACCCCTTGCCGGGTGGGTGTGGAGGTATTCACAAAGGGGAGCATGATTGTGCCCATACCAGGGAGGCCCGCCAGCTGATGCTAACAGAGCCCCCATTTATGACCGAGGCTGAGCTAGACGCCCTGCTTGCAAAGAGAGATGAAAAATGAGTAACCCGATCTCCTTAATTCGCCCCCTCGTTTACCTTGGCCGTGGCGAACTGACTAGGCACTCCACGAGGATCGACAATCTGCGCCATTACTGGAAGTCGATGCACCTCATGGCCAGAAACCCGGTAATCGAAATCCCGTGCGCGGGTGGCTGTGGTTACGTCCAGCGGGTCCGTCTATCGAAAATCAAGACCGGTCAGGTGTTTGTGTGTAGCGCCAAGGCAACCCGCCAAACCTGCCTAGCCGCCTTGCCTGCCGTGGTCGATGGCAAGGTTAAGACCGTTCACTTGTCCCAGGCCGGCCACCTGTCCGGTGTTACCTGGGAGGATCGCGGCCTGCTGGTTGCGCTGGCAGCGTCAGCCCGTGAAGTTCTGGAGCGCTGGGCCTCCGCGTTTCGCCGCTGACCTTTGATTACACGAATCGTTGTAAAGTTTGCCGATTCGTGTTACTGTTTCGGCATTGTGGGAACGGTGTGAGGCGAGCGGCTACGGGTCAGAATCCCACCCTCCCCCGCCGTCCTGCATAGGTATAGTGATTTGATTCGACATAACAAAAAGGGCTGCCCTCATGGGTGGCCCTTTCTTTTTGGGAGCGCGAGACATGGGGCTTGATGTGGGCAGGGTTACGGCATATTTCGGGGGGTCTGGCGTGTCGCTTATTTCGCTTTCAGTCAAGGCTGAGGCGAGCGCGGCATCTATCCCCCTGATTACCGGCGCCATTCCCTCCCCTAAATCCTTATCCCTTCTGCAGGTTCCGATCCCCCTCCCCCTGGTAGAGGTGACGCTCGGCGATGTAACGGCCTTGGGTGGCTTCCTGGTTGTTGTGGGTCGCTTTGCCTGGGATGTGTACCGGGATCGGAGAGAGCAGCGCCGTTTGAACAAGTGGAGTGACAAATGATTGATGAGATTGCGGATGTAGTGCTGAGCCCCGAGGCTTTGGATCTGGTTGTGAGCGTGGCCATTGGCGCAGTTTCCCCTCCTGTGGCCATCGGCGCCCTGGTGATCGGTGGCCTTGCTGCCGTGTTCCTGCCCAAAGACAAAGCCAGGGCTTTGATGAGTCATGCCAAAGGGTTGATCGGCACGGTGAGGGGGAAGAAGTGAGCAGCACGACCGGGAGCGTGATCGAGTCGGAAAACTACCCGACACCCGGCTCGGCAGTCAGGGCCCTTATGGGGGTTCTGAACCTTAGACCTGGGGACCGGTTCCTTGAGCCGTGCCGAGGGGATTTGCTGGATGAGGAGGGCGCGCCCCTCCCCACAATCTTCAATCTGATGCCGCTCCCGGATGAGCGCAAGGATTGGTGTGAGCTCCGCCAGGGCGTGGACTACCTGGAGGCGGATCTAGGTTGCGGGGTCTATGACTTGATCGTTACCAATCCGCCGTTCAGTCTGACCGAGGCGTTTATCCGTAAGAGCTTGAAAGAGCTAAAGCCAGACGGGACATTGATCTATCTCCAGCGGGTTAACTTCCTGGGCACGGCCAAGCGCGTTCCGTTCTGGGCTGAGGTGGGTTTCCCTGACAAGACGCCGGTCCTGGTTCCCCGCCCCCGGTTCGTCAGGGGCGGGACAGATTCTTGCGAATACTGCTGG